TTAATCCTGGTTCTAATTCTTTCGCTAATTGCGCTCTATTTATAGCCATTATTATACTCCCGCAGCTGTTCTGTTAAAATGCTCGGCAATTCTGACGATAAAGTTAACATTGGTTGATAAAGACCCAGTTCCTAACGCATTGTTAGAAGGGTCGTTTGATATACCCATGATTCTCAATTGAGCTGTACCAGTAGCCATAGTGCCACTAATTTTAACTCCTGAGACGCCTGTTATTGAAGAACCTGCAGCATAAACAATATCGCCATTCAAACCAACATCGGTTTGAGTAACGCTACCTGTAGCAGCTGACTGTACTTCAAATAAGACATCTGGGTCGTCGACAACGGCTGCTTTGCAGTCGCTGGTTACTGTCGCTGTAGTCCAAACAGGAGAGAAAATTTTATCTCCGTCTGAATTAGTGAAATGACAGCCTTGGAAAACACCTAGTAATAAATCGCCAGCAGCAGCAACGGCAATGCCGCCTGTGTTGACCATTTTAACTGGGTCGCCTGTATAAATAGTTCCGGTTGTTCCTGATAGAATGTCGTACTCTGTTGTGCCTGTAGAATTAACAGCCGAGCCTAACTTTCCAATAGGTTTTAAACCGAAAGGTGCATTTACATTCGCCATAATATTTACCTTTTTTAAAAAGTTTTATTTAGATGAAATAAGATTAATCTCTTTTTCCACCACCAAAAGTTACGCTTGTAGTTCTCTGAGGTTTTAACATCGGTGAACTAGGGTCAGATTCTTTCATTAAATCATTGTCAACTGCATCTTGTTGCAATTGCGCACGGTCATTGAAATAGGCGTTTCTTTCATCACGTGTTTCATTTGGAATCTTCGCCAACAGCAAACCACCCACGGCCACTACTCCAGCGTGCCTTCCGTCGTCCATGGTGGGAAGGTCGAAATCTCCTATCTCTTCAGCACGTACGAGTTCAAAACCCTCACGCATCCTAGACATAACATTCTTTCTATCTTCTTCACCGACAAGTTCGGCTCTTATCCACCTGTAGGTATAACCTTCAGGCGCAGGAGGCGTGTCCAACATAGATGGGGGACGCCAAGGTTTGCGAGCAGTATCTTTAGCTCGAGTTTCTGCAGAACGTGGTGTTCTGTTATTTTCTTCTACTTTTTTCTCATCAGTCATAATAATTTACCTTTTAATGTACTTAGCATATTCACTAAGCGGCACATTTAAACGTTTTGCCATTTGAACTTCGCTTGCGCTAAGTTTGACCTTACGTTTGCGCCCAGAACTATCAGTTCTTCCAGCTGGTGCAACATTTTGTTGCATTTTGCTATTAGACTTGACTTCATCACCTGTTGAGAATTTGTGAGGAAATTCAGTTCTGATACGTTTATCTATCTCATCGTAGTACAAAGTATCGGAAGTGTCAAAACCTTCTTCTTCTACTAACTTTCGATGAATGTTAAAAGCAGCTAGAGTCATAGTCTCATCTTCTCCAAACCACTCATTTTTATTAGCCCAATCTTCAGCAGCAGGGTCAGGTTTTTCTTGTTGTTGAACTTGAGGCTGCGCTGGAGTTTGGTAATTTTGATAATTTGTTGGTTGTTCTATTTGTACTGGTTGAGTATTAACCAACTTACTTTCTTCAACTGTTATTTTATCAAGAATACCTTGAGCTTTAGTTACCTTATCCCAATCTTGTTCTTGATAAGCATTTTTTAAAACTGCATTAGCTTGCGCTCTTTGAGAATTTAATCTGTTTTGAGCTTCACTTAAATAATTTTTATTAAGCTGCGTGCTGTTTTGTTTTAACTTTTGATTTTCTTCTTGTAATGATTGAGCATATTCATAAGCAGAATTTGCTGCTCTTTCTTGCTCTCTCATTTTTTTAGTAAGCGTAGCTATTCTTTTTTGAACGCCTTTAGAATAATCTTCTAATTCGTCTTCTTTTTTATCTTCTTGCTCTTCTTGTTCAGAAACATCTTCTATAGCAGCTTCTGCTTCTTTGTCTTCAGAAACTTCTTCTAACTCAACAATCTCACCTTCTTCTATAGGCGGCTGTTGTATTTCTTCATTTACTTCTGGTTCTGGCATGAGTCCTCCTCACGTTATGCGCTGACAATATCATCCGGGTCTTCAATAGTCGAAATGACCTCATCATCGTTAATAATACGGCATTCTGCATCATCGCCAAGTTTAAACCTAGCTCCTGCATATCTGCCAATTAGCACCCAATCTCCTTTCTTACACCAAGGAGTATCTCCAAATTTGTTTTTATCTGAATAGCACATAGGACCCATCTTAACGACATAAGCTACTACTGTTGCTAAAGACTCTCTATCAACTGTTTCTTTAACTAGCTGAATACCGCCTTCAGTAACGCCTTTGCCTTTATATGGCAATATAAGAATCCTCCAACCCGTAGGTTGAGGCATACGTTCTAAAAATGATTTATCAAGAAGTGTAGGGTCTAACACTCTTTTTGTAGCATCAACAAAAGCATTATCTACTTTTTCTGACACTTCTGGTTTTTTGTTTTGCTGTTGTTTTAAATCTTTTTCAACTGCTTTTGCGACATGTTCAGGAACTATTACCTTGCTCATCGTTTTCTACTACCTTACTTAGCAATTCTCTTAATTCAGATTCTAAGTCGGCGAGAGAATTGTAACGCCCACGTAGATAGTGATATTCTTCAACATCCTTGGTGCCATTCATAATAGCAACTTGGATGTCTTCTTTTTTTTCTGCAATTCTTTTTGTTAGTTGCTCTTGCAACCAAAGAACTGACATTAATAAATTCCAGAAAACTTACCGCCAAACTCAGCAATACCCATACCCTTAGACTTACCTTTACCCATTCCTGGAGTAGATGAAGCTTTAGTTTTTTTAGGGGCTTCTGAAACAGCTTTAAACGGCACGCTACCTTTTCCGGTATAGTTTTGTTTTCCTTTTGTTATCTTTACATTTTTCATATGTGTTACCTTACAATCCTTTTAAACCAATATCAATCAATTTAAGTTCTTTTTGTTGGTCCATTCTATCTCTTGTTGTATCGTCTTTTAGATTTGCTATATCTCTTTGCGCATTAATTCTTTCCATATCAATACCATCTTGACGTAATTTTTCTTCCATACGCATTTGTTCTTTTGTTTCAAACTGGTCTTGTTCTTGTGATAATTGCTGACCTTTTAAAGCAAGTTCTTGTTTTCTTATTGTTACAAGTGGGTCTTCCTCTGGAGGCGCAGAAACTTGTTCAGTAAACTGTTGCACTAATTCTGTCATTATTGGAGAACTAAATTGAGCTAATATTCCTTGCGCTTGGTTCATTATTTGAGCAGATTCAGTAGGAGGCATTTGTTGAGCTTGTTGTTGCATTTGTTGATACTGTTGCATAGCCTCAGGTGGCATTTGCTGTTGAGCAATTGCATCTGCTTTTAATTGTAAATGTTGCATAATGTGTGAATGTATATTTGCTTGTACTTGCGCATTCATTTGAACAGGACTCATATTTAATAAAGCAGCGTGTGAAGCTATATGAGCATCATGGTTTTGTTCTGGAAATGCTTGAGCTGGTCCACCCATTAACAAACCACTATTTTCCATACCTGACTCTACTGGTTTTGGAGTTGTATCAGGTGGTGGCATTAAAAGTTGGTCTATATTGTCAGCTCCTAAAGCAGCATACATTCTTCTATAAGCTTCATAAGTTCCGCCAGGACCATGTATTTCTGGATTAGATTGAACTAACTGCATCATTTCTTGGGCCATAACTATTCTTTGGCTGGTAGAAAATATGTCCGGGTTGCTTACTGGAAATATATCAACCCTATCATCAAAGTCTGTTTGCTTAACTTCCATATTTCCACCAGAAACATTGTAGGGATAAGATGGAGGTAAGCTGTCTTTAAATATAGAAGCTAGTAATCTAAATTCTTTCTTTTGGCCATTATGAAGTCTTTTATGGATAGCAGATAACACCTTACTTGATTTTTCCATTAAGGCTAAAGTAGTTCCAACAGGTGCTTGAGAATTACCTTCTCCAATATTTGTATCTGCTATAGACGCAAATCTTTGACCAGATTGCACTAATAATCCTAGTAAACTTAATAAAGTACCACTTGGCTCTTTGAATGGTAATGGTTGTATAGCATCTCTTAATGAACCTGCTGGAGCATCTACATCTCTAAATTCTCCTGGTTGTATTGGCTCATCTTCATCTCTAATTCTTATACCTCTAGTTTTAAAACCAGCAGGTAAATTAGCAAGAGTACCAGCATCAATTAACTGTCTAACAATAGAAGTAGATGCTTTAGATAAACCACCTATCATATGTGTTAACCCAAACCCATAAAATCCCAATCCAGGCAAAAACTTAAAATGAACAAAGTATTCTGTTTTCTTTTTCATTGGGTCTTCTTCTTTAAAGTTTCTTCTTATAGCAAGTATTTCATCATTGCCTGAATCAATAGTTACAATATAAGGTAGCTTGACTCCGCTAGGCTCGCCATCTTGACCCATATCTTCAAAACCCTCTAAGTCTAAATTACAATGAACTTCATACAATAAAGAAACTTCTCCATCATCATACCCAGGTTCCATTCCTTCTAATTTTTCTTTTTCAGATTGTATGTCTGATGAAACATTTGCGTTGTCTCCATACTCAATATCAACGTTTCTATAAAAACCTATAGCTTGTAACTTTTTAACGTCATTTTCGGGCATCTTAACTACATGAGTGATTCTAGAACAGGTTTCTAAATCGGTTGTATAGTAAGGAACAATTAAATCTTCTGGAGCTACAAATTTTGATACAGGTCTAGCTAAAGTTTCATCGTAGTAAACTTTCTTAAATGCAGAACCTGCAAGAGGCAAATAAAATAACATCTGGTCTAACTCTTCATCATACTCTTCCATTACATGAATGATTTGATAGTTCATAAACTCTTTAACCCTTTGAGCTTGTTCTTCAACCATACCATCATAAGCACCCACTACTTGAGTTTTAACAGGCCCTCCTGCTGGTAGTAATTCTTTATATGCTTGAGCTTGGAATTGGGTAACAGATTCTCCTAATAACGGATGAATAACACCTGAAGCTCCTTCAAATGGTTCTGAACGTTGGTCATCAAACTTCATACCCAAATATTTAAGGCCGTCTGTATAAGTTTTTTCCCAATCTTTTCTAGAGGATTTATCGTTTTCTATACCGCTTATTAATTCAGAATGTATATTTGAAAGCTCTGTATCTGAAATAACCTCAGCAAGATTTTCAGAAAATCCCACATCAGGCATTTCAAGTTCTTCTGGACCTAGTATTGCAGAACCATCTTCTTGCATCTGCACATCTTCTTCGCCTTGCATAGCCTCTATAACATCAATTATTTGATTGTCTGTTTCAGCATCTTCGGTTGTTGTTGTTTCTATTATGTCTTCTGGAAATTGTTTTTCTATTGCCATTTTAAAATCTCATCAATAATATGCTCTAAAAACTCTTTGCCTTTCTTGGTCTTCGTAATCGCTTGCTAAAGAAACAAACCCACCTTCACGAAAACGCATTAGAGCTTGAGTCATAGTATCACATAAATCATCATTAGCTCCAAATGGAAATGATGCACATTCTTCTATCATATCTTCCGCAAAAGTTTTGTTAGGTGCGTATACCATTCCTGATTCAAATATAGGTGCTACTGAGTGCATTCTAGAATGTTTATCATGGCCTCTTGTTGGAGAATAATTAACAACAGGTATTCCCATTCTCCGCAATTCTTGAGTTAAAGGAGTTCCAGACGCCTTGGCTTCAATAAGAACCATATCGCATTCCCAATAAGTATATTCACGCATAGCTATTTCTTTTAACTCTGGAAAGTCCCAACGGCCTTTTTGACAATCTAATAATATTAAACAATCTGGCGAATCTTCTGATGGTTTAAAAACACCCCAAGTAGATATAGCTGAAAAGTCAGCGGTTTGTTTTTTAGAAAATGCAGTATCGTATGACTGCATAATATATTTAACAGGAGGTATGCTCTTATGTTTCCAACGTTGCCACCAGTCTCTTTTTATAATGGCTCCTTCTTCAGCAGTAGGGTTCTGCATCCATTGAGCATTCCACTTGATTCCTGGAATAGAAGACTTAACCTTTAATAATTCATCTTTAGGCCAAAATTCAGGCCATAAAGGATTCTCTGTTTCTGGAAAAATAGCAGGAAACTCTATCATTTCCCATTGGTCTGCAAGCGCTTCTTTTTGAGAATCTAATAACTTAGCTGTTAAGTCTATAGAAGACCAACGCGTCATAACTAATACTATAGCTCCGCCAGGCTGTAAACGCTGTCTAGGTCCAGAGGTATACCATTCCCAAGCAGACTCCAAAGCATTTGGACTCATAGCATCTTGCTCTGAATGTGGGTCATCAATAATAAGTAAATCCGCACCCCTACCAGTAACAGCACCTCCAACACCAGCAGCAAAGTATTCGCCGCCTTTGTTAGTTTCCCAACGTCCAGCAGATTTGTTATCAGCTTGAAGTTTTACTTCTGGAAATACTTCTTTGTATTCTTTTTGGTCCATCAAGTTTCTGACTTTACGACCAAATCTTACAGCAAGCTCCCCTGTATGGGTTGTTTGCATAATCTTCATCTTAGGTTTCTTGCCCATAATAAATGATGGGAAAAAAGTAGATGCAAATTCTGATTTAGTATGACGAGGAGGCATGTTAACAATCAAACGTTTAATCTCGCCTGACGCTACTTTATTTAATTTTTCTGCAAATATTTTATGATGACGGCCACATATAAATTCTGGCCACATATGTTCCACGTAGAACAAAAAATCGTTTTGGCATTTATCTTGGGTTTCAAAGCCGTCTAGCTTTTCTTTGAGCATCAAAGCTTCTTTCAGCTCTGTCTCGGTTAACTTTGAGAAGTTCATTCAATTACATCATACTTTGCAATTGTTGGTCTATATCTCCACCTTGCTCTTGTTGCATACCTGAATCAGCAATCATTTCAAACAAAGATTCAATATCTTCGTCATCTAAACCTTGCTCTTTTAAAAACATTTTTATTTCTTCTTCGCTTACGCCTTGGGCCATAAGTTGTTGAACTACGCCAACAAGTTGTTCAATCATTTGTACTTCTGGAGATTGAGTCAATTGATTCATTTGATTCATAGCATCTTCTTCAGACATTTGCATACTTTCCAAATCATCGTCTATAGCTTCGCCACCTTCTGCAAACTCAACGCCTTGACCTATAAGAATATCTTTACGTGTAATTTTTCCGTCCCCACTTAAATCAGGAAAACCATTATTTTTTTTCACTTCATCACCATCCTTCATAAACAAAGATACAGGCTTCATACCTTGGTCTTCGTCGTATATTATTTGAGGTTCTTGCATTTTTTGTTTATTCATTTCTTCATTATAACCGTTTTCTATTTTAAACATATAAATTTGCGGAGCTTGGCCTAACTCTTCTGCTTTACCTCTAGCTTTATTCATAATTTCTTGAAGAGTCATTTTAGCTTTTGCAGCTTGCCTTCCTAATTCTTCTGGGTCTGCAAATATTGAATTTGAAAATTTAGCAGATTCTGTAAAGCCTTCTGTTAAATCTGCCATCATACCTCCTCCTATACCACCCATTCCTGCAGTAAGTCCAAGTGCAGATATAGGACTAATATCTTTTGCAACTGTTGCAGAGGTAATACCTCCAGGAGTGCCTCTACCTGGAATATTTCTACCCATCATCTGTTGATTTCGACCAGTTCTATTGGTACCTAGAACTTGTTTGGCTAAATCTTTTGCTCTTGAAATCATATTTATTTTACTCATAATCTATCCTATCTTATTTTATAATCTCTCATACTCTTATCTAATGGATTAAACCCACCTATTCCGCCTGCTCTTTGGGGTTTCTTAATATTTAAAACACCAAAGTTTTGTTTGTCATAAAAACCTGGAGAGCCACCAATATATGATACACCTTCCTCAGGTGGAGGAGGGGGCCCCCCTCCCTCTCTCCTCTTCCTTTCCTTCTTCCTC